AAATCCTTGCCCCAGTTAAAGGCAGAGGATGCAAGGTTTTTGATATAGCCGACTGCCTTGTCAAAGCCACCCTTGATGGTATTGTAGATACCGCTGATGGTACTTTTGATGCCGTTCCACATAGCAGAAAAGGCATTGCTTACAGCCGACTTGATACCGTTAACCACAGAGGAGACCGTGGACTTGATGTTGTTCCATACTGTGGTAATCGTATTTTTAATGCCGTTAACCACAGTGGTAATGACCGTTTTAATTGCATTCCAGATGGTTGTGAATACTGTTTTTATCGCATTCAGCACCGTGGTAATGACCGTCTTTATGGTATTCCAAGCCGTAGTCAGAAAGGTCTGGATTGCTGTAACGATGGTTGTGATAAAGGTGCTGATAGCAGTCCATACCGTAGTTACCACCGTCTGAATGGCTGTCAAAACCGTGGTAATCGCTGTCTTGATGGCATTCCACGCTGTGGTAAGGAATGTCTGAATTGCCGTGACCACGGTTGTCACAATCGTGCCGATGGTATTCCATACCGTAGTGAAAAAGGTCTGGATTGCCGTAAATACTGTAGTCACCACGGCTTTTATCGTATTCCATGCCGTGGACAGGAAGGTGGAAATTGCTGTGACTGCCGTAGTAAATACAGTCTTAATGCCTTCCCACAAGCCAGTGAAAAAGGATGCCAGTGCGTTCCATACCGTTTCAGCAACAGATTTGATGCCTTCCCATACAGCTACAAAGAACTCCTTGATGGCATTCCATACGGCAATGGCCACTTCCTTGATGTTCTCCCACAAGTCAATCCAAAACTGCCGAAAATCTTCGTTTGTATTCCACAGATAAATAAATGCCGCCACCAGTGCTGCAATCGCTGCAATAATCAGAATGATAGGATTGGCAAGCATCGTGGCATTGAGGGCTGCAAATGCGCCCTGCACAGTTTTAATCACTCCCGCAATCTTCGGAACAACGGTCATAATTGTACCGACTGCTGAGATGACTTTGCCGACTATAATCAGCACAGGCCCCAGTGCCGCTGCAAACAGAGCAACGGTAACTACAACCTTTTTTGTACCCTCGTCCATGCCGTTGAGCCAGTCTACAAACTTCTGCACCCAGCCGACAATCTGCTTGATGGCAGGCATCAGAAGTTCGCCAAAGGAAATGGCAAGACCCTCAAGAGCAGATTTCAAAATGGTCAGCTGACCCTGCAGGTTATCCAACTGTGTATCTGCCATCTGCTGTGCTGCACCGCCGCTGTTCGTAATGGACTGCTGTAAATCATCCCAAGTATCGCCCGTATTGGCAAGCAGAGCATTGACGGAGGACAAGTCAGTTTTATTGAAGATGTTGCTGATAATATTGGACTTTTCTTCGGAGGTCATGCCATCCATGCTCTTATTCAGATCCCCAAGGATGTCATTCATGCTTCGCATATTGCCCTGTGAATCATATACATCCACACCAAGGGATTTCATGCTTGCCGCCGCTTTATCCGTAGGGTTCTGTAAGGATAGGATAATGTTACGAAGATGCGTACCGCCCTCTGCACCCTTGATACCGTTATTGGCAAGGATACCAAGAGCTGTGTTCAGTTCCGCAGTACCGCCCTTGACGGACTTTGCCGTTGCACCGATAGTAAGGATACCTTCGCCCAGCTGTGCCACAGAGGTATTGGTAGTCGATGCCGTCTTTGCCATCTGGTCAACCATTGTTCCGGCTTCATCTACACCCATACCAAGGGCAGACATAGCATCGGTAACCATATCCGATGCTGATGCAAGGTCAATACCACCCGCCGCCGCAAGGTTCAGAACCGTTGGCAGGGTATCGCACATTTCCTGCGTGTCATATCCGGCAAGAGCCAGATAGTTCAGTGCCTCGGCACACTCCGATGCAGAGAATGCCGTTTCCGATCCCATCTTCTTTGCTAATTCTCCGAGGGTATCCATCGTATTGACAGTTTGCCCATCCACCTGTGACATGGAATCCTTGGTGATGCCCATCGTAGCCTGCACCTGTGACATAGAGGACTCGAAGTTTGCCGCCGTAGTAACTGCTGCTGTTCCAAGTCCTGTGACTGCCGCTGTAACTGGGAGCAGATTCTTTCCGGCACCCGCAATATTATCTCCTGTGGTTTTCAGCTTTTCGCCTGTAGCCGCAATCTTCTGCATTGCCGTGGCAGACTGGTTCGCCTGCTCCTCCAGCTTTTTCAGATCATTTTCTGTTTCTATGATTTCACGCTGAAGGGCATCGTACTGCTCCTGCGAAATCTCACCATTGGCAAGTGCCGTGTTAGCCTGTTCCGCTGCTGTTTTCAGAGTAGACAGCTTATCCTTGGTTTCTTCTACAGCCTGTCCGAGAAGTTTATGCTTCTGGGCAAGCAGCTCTGTGTTGCCGGGGTCCAGTTTCAGAAGCTTCTCCACATCCTTCAGCTGTGCCTGCGTGTTTTTGATTTCTCCATTGACACCCTTTAGGGCAGTCTGAAGTTTTGTGGTATCGCCACCGATTTCCACTGTAATACCCTTGATTCTGTTTGCCATCTGAAAGCACCTCCTCTCTGCAAAATAAAAGCACCGACCATAACAGCCGATGCACTTTTACTCAAATTTGAGTATATTAAAATTTGTCGAAGTCCTCCTGTGTTGCGACCTCTCTGTACTTATAATCATCATTCCTGCTCTCTGCGTACATATCGTTGACCATGCCAATCGTAAGCAAATCCAAATCACAGATGGACAGACCAAGCTGTACGCATCGGAGCAGAAACAAGGGGGTTGTCATTTCCCGCTCAGTTGAGCGAAGTTTTTTTAGACTGGACATCCGCCTGTGTATTCAGTCCCCATAGCTGAATCAGCTGGGGCAGAATCTGATAAATTGAGAACGTGTTGAAGCCATCCAGCCAATCCTCTGGGGAATCCGGGATAGTCGGGTCAGCGTGTTTTGCCATGATATAGGCGATGTTCTCAAACATTTCAAGGGAGAACATATCCAAATTGGAATTCTCCTCGCTGCCGTCACCGACCGATTTCTCCAAGGAACGAAGGTCTTTGTAAATATCACGATGGAACTTCATGCGATAGATACGGGGAATGGCGGCAGATGCCTTGAAAGGCACCTGCTTACCATCAATCTCAATATTCTGTTTCATGCTCATAGCTTAACCCTCCTTCACAGCTGTGGTCTTGGCAGCTGTACTTGCTTTTGCAGAAACGGATGCAGACTGCACCGCAGGTTCTGCAGGCTGTGTTTCCTCCGCAGTCGGAAGATAAACGGCACTGTACCAGTTCTGATATACCGTATCCGCAGTATCATCCCCGGTCTTTGCTTTCACATAACCGTTGGCAAGCGGAGTCGCTGTCAGAGCCAATGTTTCCGTCTGCACTTCAATCTCATCCTCATTGGTCTGAGATTCGATGCTCGGACGACTGGCTGCACAGTTATACAGCACATGACGGATTTTCTTCACATCACCGTCAAACTCGAAAAGTAGTGCAAAGTTTGCCGTTTCCACATTTGCGTTTTCTACCAGCACTTTGTTACTGTCCAGTTCTTCCTTCAGCACCTCAGTACGGAATTTCTCCGGCACCATCGCCAGTTCCAAATCACCGTCATAACCCATGTTGTTGGAAATGGTGTAGTATGCATATCCATCCGCATAGAAGTTGGACGGCTCACCATTTGCATCCAGCGCCAAGGAAACTGCACCGGGCATAGGGACAGGTGTGCCAAAGGACATCGTTCCGTCCTCGGCAAGTGTCTGCAGGGCATAATGCACGTTGCAGATATTGAATTTTACTTTATTCTTTTTAGGCATGATTCAAACCCTCCATTTCAAATTGATATAGGACCTCATACAGCTTTTCGCTGTCGATCCACGTTTCGGACTTTGCATAGAAGATGCCGTATTTATCCAAAACATCCTCCAGTTTCTGTTCCGCCGACAAGTCCTTGGTGTCGGTGTACAGTTCAATATTCACATCGTTTATCTTGTAATACACTCTGCCGTCTGCAGCAAAGTTGTCACTGCCGGGGAGCAGATAGCAGATAAACGGCGGGTCAGGCGATTCTCCCTCAGCAAAATGGTCATAGGCAAAGGGAATTCCCACCTCGTTCATGATTTGTATCAGCTTATCCATTCTGCAGACTCCTTTCGATTTCTTCCTCCAGCTGACGGACTGCATTCTCCTCTGCCGGAGCAATGTGTGCCTTACCCGCCACACGGCCGCCGCCACGTTTGGCATGACCATGCTCCAGAAGATGTGCCAGCTGATAGCGGTTCTTGGAATGGACAATCAGCTGAATGGAATCTGAGGTTTCCTTTTCCTTTTTCACTGCCCAGCTTTTTGCATAAGCACCCGTATCAGATGGAGCATTCTGCTGTATCTCTTTCTTCACGGATGTCCCGGCTTTCTTAACCGCTTTTTTCATATCATCCGCAGCAAGGTCAGCGTATTCCTTCAGCCCCTCCATAACGGCAGCTGCCAGCTGATCTGGACTGATGCTGTTGTTTGCCATATTACCGCCTCACTTTCTGGCATTTGAATTTTACAGACTTGTTCCTATAATTCATGTGGTCAACTGACAGAATGTTGTAAATTTCTCCGCCAAAAAGGACCCGATATTCCGTGTTATTGATTTCCGACACGGTTCGGCAGTATCTGACAGAAAAACTCAAATCGGAATCATCCACGGTAATTCCTGCCGCCGTGGTTTCCTTACCATTCTCTCCACTGACCGTGGCATAGCAGGAATAGAATTCTGTCCATTCATTTTTGTGATTGCCGATGGCATCCACAGCTACAGTGGATTTTTGGAATACCACCCTCACATTCAAAAGTGCAATATCCATCAGAATCCCTCCCGTCTGCTGCCAAAGAGCAAGGCTCGAAGGGTAATCATCAAGGCATGGTGGTCTGCATCCTCACGATGCTCATAAAGATACGCCACCGTATACAGAACTGCCGTCTTTGCATTCGGCTCAGATGTGAGCGCATTGGCATCATCGGTTCGCATGATATCCATGCAGATTTTCTCCGCACTGGAAAGCAGATACTCGATCAGCGAATCATCATCCGGGAAGTCTACACGGAG